TGGCTTGAAGTCAACGCCTGCGGGCAGTTGGTTAAACGTACCCGGCTGCATATCCATCTGCAACGAACCATCGCCAAGCGGGCCGTCAGCCTGATACTCATCGCCGCTTTCGCTGACAAAGAATCCCATCTTGCTGGCCGATACGCGCGCGGCAATCAGTTCTGCTTCCTCGTATCCGCCGAGCATCTTCAAGCGCGTCATCGCGGTAGCCGTCCACGGCGCACCGCGCGTCTGCCCGATTCGATCCGCGCGGAACGAGTGCAGCATACGATCTGCCGGGATTCTGACTTCCTTGTTCGATTGGCCCATCCCGATCTGGTAATCGTCGGGATGTCGCGTGCGGACGTAGTACGCAATCGGTCGCCCTGCCGGGTCAACCTCAACGCCCATTCTTATCTGGTTCCCGTTCGCCAAGACCTCGTTCTTGTCTTGGTCGATCAAATCTGCATCAATAAACTGCAACCGGAACCGATACGGATTGGCATTGTCCTCGACAAACAATACAAAGCATTCGCCATCGCGCGCGACCGATTCAATGAATACGCGCTGCGCGTCCACCCACGACAACTTACCGTCAACCGTGCAAACGCCAGGCATACCCCAAGCGTAGAACGCTGCCTCTAATTGCTGGTTAGCAACTTGATCGAGGACTTGATTAGACTCGCGTGCGCGCACCTGTAGCGTGATGCCCCTCGGCCCCACCACGTTGGCAGACACTAGGTTTAGATACCGTCGCGCATAGTCGTTATTCTGGCAAAGGTCGCGCGAGCGTGAGCGCATCACCTTTAGCGCATATCGTAAATCGCTATCCGCCGAGCGCGCGGCTGTTACCCAGTCGCTATAGAGTCGCCCTTGATTTGCTGCCTCAAACGCGCGGCGCTTGGGCGGCTGAGGTTTCCGCTTTAAAAAGTCCAGTATCTTCATGCGGTAAACCTCACCCGAATAATAGACGATGTACGCATCCCGCGCGCCATCTCCTCGGCTTGTCGTTCGCGCGTAACCTCGCCCTTCAGCCGGTCGCGCTCCACAAGCAAGTCCGCCCTATTCCACCGCGACAACGAACGGCCCGCAATCGAGTATGACGCCGCCGTAATGTTGTTGGGGTCTTTTAGATACGCCTCGATGTTATCAAGCGCGATCTGTGCAAACGAGCGCGGGTCTTCCGAGGATTGCGCGCGGTTGGGCGCAACGTCCATCACGCCCTTTCCGACCTCGATTCGCGCAGAGTCAGAAATCCGCGTTATGTACGCAAACCAGTGATAACGTCCCGGCTGATAGTCGTCGGTCGTTGTCGATGCAACCTCGACCGTGTAGCAGGTTGCCGCCCCTGTTGCGCTGATCGCAATGCGTTCGCCCGTGATCTCACGGCGCAGCACATACGACAGCGCGTAGGCTGTGTGCGGGTAATCGTTCGTCAAGTCCTCGCGCACCCACGCCCAGCGGTCGCCCACTTGCAGCGAGGTCGGTTCTAGTTTGGGGTAGTTCGTGGAATCAAAAAGATTAGCCATAGGCCACCCCGCTCGACTTACTGCTTCGGCGCGTCATCTTTCGGCAGATGCGGCTCGACCTGTTCGCGCAATTTTAACCACAAGCCATGCGCGTTGGAGGATGTCGGCAACTGGCCGAGCATATTCACGATTGCAACGGCCTCAGAAAGTTCAATCTTCAACTCAATCTCTTGCATTACTGCACCCACGGAAGTGGAGGATACACAATCGGAGGATTCTTCTGGTTCTCGATCTGCTGCGCCACCGCTGCCTCTGCGGCGTCCTTGTCTACACCGCTCGCCCATATCCACCCGAGCACCTGGTCTTTAGTGAGTTCGGCATACGGGGTAAACGATTCGCCCGACGGCTGGAAAGAGGCGGTGCTGTAGACCGATCCGCTGTACTCGCCGTCAGTGCCGGACAATTGCCAATGGGCCACGATGACGTAATCCGCGCCCTGTTCGGACTGCGGCAGGCAGTCGAGACGGGAAATGTTCCAGTTGTAGTCAATCATTTTTTGATTTCCCAATAATTGCGATTAACGACATACGCATACACCACACACGCCGCGAGCGTGAGCATCCACGAGTTGACGTACCACAGCGCCCATACAGCCAGTAACTTTAAGGTTACCATCACTGCCAGCGGGTCGAACTTGGCAAAGAGTTTCGCCAGCACGGGGTTTAACTCACGCCCGCCTTGCTTGAGTACCGTCAACGTCGTGTAAACGTCAGCGGCTTGCAGTAGGCAAAAGAGGATTAGTAGGCCAGTGTTCATGATTATGGCCCCGCATCGCGCCACGCGCCGCCGGAGTAGAAATAAAGTTTGTTGTTCGTGGTGTTGACTACGATTGGTGCCATGCCGGTGATTGCAGTTGGCGTTCCGGTCGGAGTGCCAGCACAGGTCGGTACGTAAAGGAATCCGTCTGTAGCAGTTGTGGCGAGTGCGACGGAGCCGCCTGCCACTACGCTTCCAGCCGCCGTGATGCGGGCGCGTTCGGTGGTGCCAGATGCCCCGTCGTTTCCAAATACCAAAGCACCGGATGAATTTTCAAAAATTGCGCCAGAACCAACCCCAGAGTAAGTCATCAACACACCGGCTTGGTAACCAGTCGTGCCGTTTAATTGCAGAAAATACCCGTTTGCGTCAGACGTTGTGCGCCCCACCAACAGCCGACCCGACGCATCAAGCGTCATCGCCTGCGTGAACGAGATCGCGTTGCCTGCGGTGCCGGAGGGAGCGGTGAACCAGCGGTGAGTTCCTGCTTGCTGTTCATACCGTGAAGCAAAGTCGCTTCTGCTGTACTTCCAAGAACTATCAAAATTGGCGTTGTAAATGTACGTCGTAAGACTTCCACTGCCGAAAATGGCGTTGCCGGTTGCGCCGATCTCAATGTTTTTCCCGCCAGAACCTGTCCACGCACTCGGCGTGACGCCCAAGCCGAGGTTGCCGCTAGAGTCGAGCCGCATACGCTCCGTGTTGCTACCAGTGCGGAACGACAACCAATCATTCCCATAGACGGCGGCAGCGATAGAAGCCTTCGCCACACCAGAACTTGCAAACTCAATCGACGCAACGGTTGGAGAACCACTTGTTCCAGACGTGTTGTCGTTGCTTATCAAAACAAGCGCAGATTCGCCAAGCACGTTTGCTCTAATATCAAGTTTCTTTGATGGGCTGTTCGTCCCGATGCCGACGGCCGACGCAACGTTAAGCACCCCGTTTACAAGGTCTTGCGCGACGATCTTTTTTGTTTCGGTCGCGCTCGTGTCAACAATTGCGAGCACGTCGGTGGACGGCGCAAGGTTAGCGGCGCTGAGTGCTGTTAGTTGGCTGATTTTTTTGTCGGCCATATTTCTATCTCCATCCGTTTACCCAGCCACCAGGCCGGGGTCTTAAATTCGGTCGCGTCGGTCTCTGCTGCATCTGCGGCTGCGCTTGCGGGCGATTCTCGATCACTCGCGGCGCTGCCGCCTCTACTTTTCGATTCGGTAAAATCATTGGGCCACCACGGCCGATATACGCAGCGTAGGCGTACACCATGCAGTCGAGTGCCTCTGTGCGTGAACCCGCAGCGCGCGGCTTGTATGACCTCACGCGACGGCCCTGTACCATCCTGTAAATCAACGTCTCGGCGGTCAACTGGTCAAAGTAGACCTCATCGACCGATGCAGGAAAATGAATGTATCCCGCACCCGGCTCGGTGACACGCTTTAGCCTTCCGAATAGAACATCCTTCGCCGTGTCTACACCGACAATAAAAACCTGCGCCGAGGTTTTGCCCGCCTTGCCTGCGTGCTTCGGCCAGATCAATCGGCCGAACCCGCCCGCTCCCTTGATTGCCCACACGCGCCGAGACTTTCGCTTGGCTGCGTATCCATAGACCTGTTGTGTGAAGTGTCCGCCCGAGTCAATCGCGCACGCCTCGATAAGCATCGGCGCGCCGTCCTCTCTAGAGCGTGCACGCGCTAAAAATGCGTCGTGATCTTTCCACAGATCGTCCGAGCCGGGATCGCCGCGCAGGATCGCGTGCTCTACTAGCCACGCCTCCTCATCGCGTCCCCACGCCCACACGCTGCACTCTAGCCGGTCGTCCTGTACGTCCGTGCCGACGGTCAGCATCAACGCGCCAGCAGGGATCGTCTGCGATCCGTACTGCTCGCGCCTTGCCGCTAACCCTATCGCCTCGACTTGCTCGCCCTTTTCCTCGAAGGTCTCTCCGAGCGCCGTGTTAATCCAAGTTTGCAGCGTCTCGGGAAACCGCTTCGCCGCGACAAATGCCACGGCCATTTCTGACCATGTAGACCACGGCGAGTACAACTCCGAAATATGAAACGATGCAATCCCGCGAAACTCTTTCGTCCCGCGCCATTCGCCCTCTCGGAGCATCTGCGCCTTGTCTGCCTCCGTCAGCAGCACCCCACAAGCCACGCACGCATACTGCGCCGCTTCCGGCTGTCCCTCCGGCCATCGAACCTGTGCCCACACGAGCCGCTGTGATTCTTTGCAGTGCGGGCATGGCACAAAGTAAAACCGCTGGTCGCCCGACTCGAACCCAGCCTCGATGCGGCTTGATCCCTTAATCGTCGGCGTCGATCCTGCCAAGACCTTACGATTCCAAAATGTTGCAGTGCGCTTTCGGCCGAGCGAAATCGGATCGCCCTCTGTGCCCGCGCTGGCCGGGTATCTGTCCACCTCGTCAAACAACACCACGCGAATCGGCCGCGAGGCTAGACCCGAAGGGCTGTTCGCGCCGGCCACCGTCAGATGCCCGCCTGCGAACTTCTTATGCAGTAGCGTGTTGCCCGTGTCGCGCGACTTCGGATCGGCTATGCGCTCGGTCAGCACCGCCGTGTCGCGCACCATCGGTGCGAGTCTGTCCTTGCTCCAACTCTCCGCCATCTCTAGCGTCGGCTGCACTAACAGCATAGGTGCCGGGTCTTGGTGGACGTGGTAGCCGATGACGTTGTTTAGGATTTCAGTCCAGCCGACTTGCGCGGACTTCATCACCCAGACTTCTTTCACCGTGCCGTCGGTGATCGCGTCCATGATCCCGCGTTGGTACTCCGCACGCGCCGTGCGCCAGTAGCCAGGCTCGGCAGAGGATTCGCTAGATAGTCTCCGGTATCTGTCCGCCCACTGGCTGATCGTCAACTTCGGTGGCGGGCGCAGCGTCTTCATGATCGCTGCCCGAATCGTCCGCGAGTTCAGACAATGCGGCATAGACTTCTTCGCGGATTCGCTCGGCAATGACTCCTGCATCTTCAATGGCTACCAGTTGTGGGCCTAGTTTCGAGGGCATGGATAGAAACTTCGCGCGGACTGCTGCGAGAACGTCGCTCCAAATGGCGATCATCTCTTGCGCGTCCATCAACTCTCCGCGTCTCACGCGGTTTTCAGTTTCGACCTTTTCGGCTTGCGCTGCGGCTAGTCGCTCGCGCTGATTCGCGTGCTCGCGCTCGGCGTCAGTGCCGGTCGTGCGGGTGATGAACCACTGCACGAACTCCTGCGCGTTATACGTGCCGTCGGCGTTGCGCGGGCCGTCGGCCCAGTCGCGGACGGATCGCGACGTGACGCCGCAGATCCACGCAATCTGTTGCTGGTTTAGGCGTTCGAGTTCGATGTCGGCCTTGCCGCGATTAGCCATGCGATTGTTTCAAAGAAGGAACTTTGTGAAATTTTACATCTAGGAATATAGGGGGGTCCGAAATACC